CTCGCCCTTATCGCCAAGCCGGTAGGCGTGCAGGTGCCGAAGTGCCGACGCGAGGACGCGGGTAAAAGGCATACCCTTCTCCCAATTACGATCCCCATAGCGCTTGGCGCCGTCGGCGAACACCCTGGCGATCCGCTTCGCCGCCAAGGGGGACATCAGATCATATCGCAACTTGTCGCCCTGTTGATCCCGTTGAGCGCCGGTAGTGAAGGTCTCATTCATCGTTCTGGTCTCCCAAGAAATTGTTTCGCCACTTTGGATCGTAACCGCAGTCCGTCAAAATACTTCGTAATCCGACCCCCCGCTGATTCCTCGGTAATGGCCGTCGTGTAAGGCGCCGCAAATCGCACACCCTCATAAAACCGCGGGCTGGGCATGGGCGATATACGCCGCTCCTCAGACCACTTAACCCAGCAATCGAATAGCTCAACCTGACTCTCACGTTCCTCCGGGTCTGGCCGGCAGCATTCTTCAAGGAAGCCGGCGATTGGAGAAGTATACAGTCTCCATTCATCTAAAGCAAGTCGGCTGGTACGAGGGGTTGTAAATTTTTTCGTGTGACGTATTCGCTTCAAGCCGGCTAGGGACCAGATGATGATCCCCGGAATCTCATCACGCAGGGAGTCACGAAGCGTCGTGTCTGGGCTATCCTTAAAGGATCGTGTGAAGTCGATGATGTTGAGTCGCCGAGCCATAGCCCCGGCGTGGTCTGGCACGTCGATGAACCTATTTGCCGCCATCGTTATCCGGCAGTATAAATCGTGGAGGGGGATTTGCGCGACGTTCTTACGATTGATTGTGACGCTATCCTCTCCGGTAAGGCCCAGGAGAACTTCAAGCCCACGATTTGCGTCGGCACCCTTGGGGGTCTGCACGTCGCCCAGGACGCAGACGAGTTTATTAACCAGGGGCGCGAGACCGAACGGGCCGGCCAATCCGTCAAAGGTGGCGACGGCACTCTGATCGTCGCCGATCATCCATCGCAGTACCGCCAGGATCGTGCCTTTGCCGGCGCTCGGAGGGCCGCGGAAGAACATCATTTTTTGCAGGCTCGTATCCGGCACCAGACAGTAACCAAACCATTCCTGCAAGAGCGCCACTTTGTCTGGATCATCGCCAAGAGTTGAGTTAAGAAACCATTCCCATTTGGGGGCTTTAGCGGTGGAGTCGAATAGATGAGGGAGCGACGACACAGTAAAGAAGTCTGGTGTCGGTTCCGCAAAACTAACTGATTCGATGACGCCGGCGAGAAACTTACGGGCATTCAACACCCCATTTTTGAAGACGATTAAATCCTTAATACTGTCACCATTAGTGTTATTGATCCACACGGGCAGCACCTTCTCTGGCACCAGGGTTTCGGAAATAGCAGCCTCGGCCACGTCGCCTCGGAGGCGGGTTTTCATCTTGAGAGGAATGAAGTTCTGGCCCTTGTCTGTCGGCACCGCCACGAGCTTGCCGTAAGCCCATTGATACATCGGTGCGAGGAATCGTTCGTTATCGAGGCGTTCGTAGCAGGTGCCGTTGTAAATATACCACTCACCGCCCCAACGACGTAACGTAAGCCGGCCACCCAGCCGGTGCAAATCCGCGAGGAATCGTCGCGCAATAGTTGTCGGCATATCGTCAGGCAAAACCGCATTGTCGATTTGATCCATGCCCTTCGCGGCGACGTATTCAAGGAATTGTTCCTTAGTAAGTCTGTGCTTGGCCCGCCATGCCCGAAGGTCTTTGATTTCAGGTGGGGGCATGACCATGCGAACACCCTTGGCGGCGCGCTTGATGCCGTCAAAAGTTGCATACATCCCCTCCCGGCCGGGACATTTTCCATCCTTCTTCTGGTCGTTCTCCCCAATGATGATGCACTGCCGGCCCCGTATTAGGTCGGGGAGAAGCTGGATACCGCCTTGGGCGCTGGGCCTACCGACCGCAACAAAGCCCATATCCATCGCCGCGGCTACATCGCTGGCGCCTTCCACAATGAGGACGCTACCTTCGGATGGGGGGAGCGGGGAAGCGGTCTGGTCGGCAGTGTCTTGACCATCAAGATGATGCAAGTAGCCGTTCAGCATGGGCCGGCTCGCGCCCTCTTTCACTCTGACACAGATTGCCGCGGCCGGAAGGCCGCAGTCAGGGGTGGATATCAGACATCCTTTTCCTTGATTGCAGACGGGGCAGATGTGATCGCTGTCGGCTCTAACCCAGTTTTGGGGTCCGGGGTCATAGTTGGTGTTGACTCCCTGACGATGCTCCGGATTGACTTCGTAAAATAGGCCCAGCTTTGAGCCAGGATACATACACTTAAAATCATCACGGCCCCTAAGACTGATGCCAGTGATAAGGCCATCTGCATCGCGTTGAGGAAAGCAAAAAAATCCACCGTAGTTCGGTCCCTTACTAAGTTCAATAATTGGAACGTATCCAAGGCCAAGTCGGTCCAAGGAATCGACGGATACATTGAGCCGGTTAGCTAAATGCTCCGCGATTCCCCAAACCGCATTGCCGCGGAACTTGTCGGATAGCTTTGCAAAGTCAATTGCCATTAGTGTAGTGTGGTGAACGGGCCTTGAACCCGCATCTCCGGCTTTAATCGGCCAGTGACTTATCCTTAGCCCATCACCACTTGCTTCCTATATTTTATGAGGAGGAAGCATAGCGCCTGCAAATGCCGCCATGAGATTAGGCCGTGATCGCCAAATCCTTGAATGTGATGGCGACGACCTTAGCCCAATCAGCCGGCGTCAGCGCCGCCTCATCTCGGTCGCCGGCAACCTCGCCGCGGGATGATAGCCACGCATCGGCGAATTCCGCGTCAGTCGTGGTATCCGGCTTCTTGGGGGCCGCGTATTCCCAGGCCGCAGCCTCAGTGGCAAACTCAGTAGGGGGGGCGGCTGGTGCCGGCGGGGTTGCAGCGGCAGCAACCGCCGCCGCGGCCTTATTCTTCGGCGGACGCCCAGGCTTGGCTTGCGGCGGAGCGGCGGGCGCCGGGGCGGCGGATGCCGCCACCGGGGCCGCAGGCACAGGGGGCGCCTTGACAGGCGCCGAAGCGCCGACCGCCTTCGGAGGGGCGCCGAATTTCAGCTTGCTGTTGAGTGCCTTGATAGCTGGCGCGTCCAGGCTCTTGATCTGGCGTTCGGGATTGGCGTCGGGGGCATCAATCCAGTTAAGACGGAGAGTCGTCTTTTCGTTGTATGTATGCTCCTCGATACGGCCAAGAATTCGCTTGCCGATGAATGTGCCATCCGCGAACGGGTCAAAAGATGAGCCGTCCCAGCCAACCGCGACCTGGGCCTGCTTGGCGTTCAGAAGGGCGGTATTGGCATCGTAATTGTCGGCGGAATTGAACAGACAGAGGTAGCCGACGCCTTGTTGTTCCTGATCCCAATCAACCCAGGCCGGGGCATCTAGTTTGTAATACGTCAAGAGGTCAGGGGAGTTTGCCCAGAACTTGAGTGCCTTAACACTCAGAATCCATTGAGGATATCCCTTGACCGTGGTTCCGAACCCGGAGCCGACGATCTCAAAGATGTAACTACCGACGCGATCAATCTCAGCCATGTTGTTCTCCTAGTAATTGAATGTATCATTGTCATCGCCGAAGACGGTGCCGACGATAAGAATCCACGCAAGGTCTTCGCCCGTTCGCCACCGCTTTCGGATAACTATAAGAGATACTTACACGTTCCAGATCGGTCAATTCTGGGGGGCAGATCGGGGAACTTCACTGGTTCGGCAACAATGCCCAGGATGGAAGTTTGCTCGAAAATCTTGTAACGCTTCCCATCCTCCCGGTACTCGACGCCAAGATCGGATAAGGCAACCCGGCCCCCACCCACGGCACGACCCTCTTTGTGCTTGACCAGCACGGTTTGGCCAACCGCAAGATCGAAGGTCTCGCTACGGGCGCCAGCCGCGGACACGTTGCCGGGACCGATGGCGACGACCGTTGCATGGGTATACATGTCGTTGTTGTTGGGGATGACGACCTTGCCGACCACATCCTCTTGCTTCTCAATCAACTCGACGACGACCAGGGTGTTGCGCGGCTGAAGCATTATGCCTCCGGTATATTGCCATTGAAGACCATGTCCCAGAGCGAATCATTGTCTGGGGCATCGAAACTGATGAGGGGTGGCAGATGCTTGCCATTGATGGGCCGGCTCTTGGCGAGGTAGTAAACCTCTGGCTGAGTATAGATGATCCGATCCGTTGAGCCGGACGCCTTGCCACGCTTCGCCTCCTTGCTCGCCGTCGCCACCGACACATCTCCATGCCCCAGGCGTAACACGTGGTCGGCCCACTCGACAACTTCTGTACGAACGGGGTAGGCTTTGGCGTTAGAGAACTTCGGCCCGTCTTCCAAGTAGTCCAAGCCCGCAAGATTGCTCACCGTCGCCTGTGCAAGCTGTGCCAGAATGATGATATTGACGCCGGTAGATTTGAGACGGTCCAGGTCGCCAAGAATCATCCGCATAGCATCCAGCAGATGCTTATACCCTTTACCGTATCCGTAGTCCTCAATGTTCTTGCACTTCGGGCATGACGCCGGGCCGGGTACGTTCTCAAAGACGTATTTCTCGGCAATTGTCTCTAGCTTCGTGCCGGTGTCGATTACACACGTTGATCCAGCCGGCCAGAGATCTGGATTATGCAAAGCATCCCGCACATCTTGGAAGGTGAGCGCGAGCTTGTCCTGCCGCTTCAGGCCGATCAGCTTGGCGCCGGTCTTCGGATGGAGGATGTCCTTACTACCGTCGTCCAGAGGGATGAAGCGGGCGCCGGGTGCCATGCTGGCCAACGTGGTCTTGCCCACACCCGACTTACCATACAAAACGATGGTCTTGCCGATGCCAGTAGTGTCCACCGGATCCATCGTAAACGCAGCCGGGGTGTGGCCGGCCACTGGTGGAGGGGGTGGTTTACTGATTCCTGCGGGCATCGGGGGCTTTCGAGCCGGGGGTGGGGGCATTGTTCAACTCCTTGGTTTGGTTAGTATACCCTACAATTCATCGTCGGTCAAATCATCCTCATCAGATAACATGGCCGAGCCTGCCTCCAAGCGCCGGGCAAAGTCAGGATCATCCCCTGGTTGCGGCTCCTGGGAGCGTTGTTCCGCAGCCTGGGCTTCGTCATCATCAAGGCTAACGTCCCGCCGCATACGCCGCCCTCGCCGCCCCGGCCGCCGAATTAGCTCTTCGCGCCGCCCAGGGGCTTGCCGACTTCCGATGTGGTCCGCGTCGGCAAGTTCCGATTGTGTCTTTCGATTGGCGTTCATTTGGTGGCTCTCCGATTAAGCATACGCGCATACGAGTCTACGATATAATTCAAAGTCGCCGCAATTATGATGGCGCCAAGGACACCGACACCAGTCCCAAATCCGATTACGGCGCAAGATATAAACGTGTGAAGCATTATTCAATCTCCCGGCCGTTAACGGTGACATCAACGTGATGTCGTCTAAAACCAGCAGGCACGGTCTTACCATCACATACCACCTCAGAACCACTCCCATAGCAAATGGGAATAAACGGGCAAGGAAAGGTTGCCCGACATTGTTGTTCATTTTCAAACCAGCAACCCGACCGCTCAAACGTCTTTTGCGCCTGATAGACGGCGAACAGTTGATGCTTGAACGCCTCAAGTTCCGCCTCCGTGCGAACGATTTCGCGCCGCTGGTAATAGAAGTCGGGACGAACTTGGATGTCTTGCAGGAGCCGGGCGCCGAACATGGCCGAGGTCTCGCGGAAGGCATACCCGCGCTTGCCCATTTCAACTGTCACCGGCTCGCCGTCCACAGTCGCCGCGATCTCGCCGCTGCCGACCTTCTCCACGCAAGTTACTGTGAACTTACGACCGCAGTACATATCGGTCTTGATGAATTCCGCGGTCTCAGCCTGGGTAATTGCGGAGGGTTTGATGGTCGGCTTGTGCCATACGTCATACAGGGTATTGCCAATGCGTTCCGACTTGTCAAACCACGGAATCGAATCAATATCCCGGTCCCCGACTCGGCTCCATAGCTCGGCTAATGTATATGTATTAGGACAACCGCGATCATATAATCGCGGCATGTCCTTGAATGCCAGCGCATACATGGATACTTGTGTATCCTTCTTGGCCTTATCCCAGTAATCCGAGTCGGATGTAATCGAGCGTGATGTTGATTTACGCTCAAGATTGCAGACGGCGCCCTGCCATCGAACAATGTGGTCGATCTTGCCGACGCGGACCACATCGGAAGTCGGCAAAGGCAGATTGACCTTCGGCGACATGAGGGGAAGTTCAAACGGGATTTCGCTGGCCAGGATTCCAACCGGATCGTTAGTCCATCGCCACAAATAACCGATGAAGGATTGCAAGAGAACCTCGCGCTCGACCGCCCAATCGAAGGGAGTGACGCTGATGGGGGGAGTGCGATAGGCTTCGTTCAGATGCGCAATAACCGCGTCAATCTTTGCAGCCTCATCGCCCTTTACCGCGCCGGCAATCTCATGAAGCTTGTGCCAATTCGTACCCATCCGTTGAGATTCGGTATCCTTGTCGGGTTTCAGTCCCTCAATGAAGCCGAGCCGGAACTTGACGGGGCACGTCTTGAACGCCGCGATGCTGGTGGC